CAAGACCATTTGCATCGCCCTGAGCATTAGAATTAGAAGCATCCACGTTGACGACGACACTTACCGCGCCGTTTGGGCTTTGACCTTTGCTGTGGTCAATTACTGTTTCGTTTGGATGAAGCATTGCAGGGAAGCCACCTTTACCATCCATCCCGCCACTTCTTGAGCCTGAACCCGTAAAACCGCCACCAGCGAAACTAGACAGCCCGCCGAATAAATCGCCAAAACCTTCATTCATTAACCCGCCGAACGCCCTGAATAATGGCTGTGTTGCTTGCTGTATTGCAATTTTTTGGAGTTCTTTTAAAGCGTTTTCGACAAAATCACTTAATGAGCCAGTTGATTCAACCATTGCATCAGCAAAAGAAGATGCCCAGTCAGTTGATGCCCTGTCTAACGCTTCCATTGCCTTCTCAGCCTGTAATGCTTCATCAGCCAATGCCTTCACCGCTTCTTGTTCATCAAATAGCTTACCAGCAAGCTCACCCGTGCTAACTATCAAGTCTTGATTTGTTCCTGCCGATAACTGCATTTGAGCGTCATATATTGCCGCTTCCCTAGCTGTCAATCCTAGAATAGTACGTTGCTGGGTTAATGAATCAGTGATGCTATCATAAGCGGATGAAATTGCTTCTGCTTTATCTGTAAATCCTTGTAATTCATCATCAAGTGATGATAGTACATTTTCAGCTAATGACCATCCATCATGCATTGATACGAAAGCTTTTTCAGCGGCTAACCCCATCTTATCAAGGCCATCGGCTATTTCGTCAAATCCTTTTCCAGCGGCAACGTCAGGCAACATTAATTCGCCAAACGCGCTTCTTAACTTATCAACTTTAGCCCTTTGAATATCAAATGCCGCATTCAATTCTTCAGTGGAGCTTGTAACGTTCAGCCTGAACAATCTAGGACGGCTTAAATCCTCAATCATATTATCCAAAACAGCTTGCTGTTCCTGTAAATTTTTAGCCGCTTTTTTAAATGCAGATTCGACTTCTAGCTTTCCGCTTAACCAGTCTATTCCCGTTCCGACAAGATTAATGGCTTTAGCAATTTTAGCTGAGTTTTTACCGTTTAATAGGTTATCAACAAAGGCATCCCATGAGTCACCAAGATTTGATATTGAACCGTTCAGTGTTTTGGCTTGCAATGCCATACCGCCAGCAAACTCATTTTCCCCAAGTGCTAGAATATAGTCCTGTATTTCTTTAGAGTTCTTACCGACTTCTTTAGACATGCCCCTGAAGGTAAAAGTTACCCTATCACCTTCTGACGCTGATTTAATGCCGAATTCTTTTAATCGCTCAAATTCGCCCGTAGTAGCATCCGCTACCGCTTCAATGACTTGGTTCAATGACTTGCCCATTGCGCCCGCCGTGTTGCCGTAGCTAGTCAATGCGCGAGCCGAAGGCGCTAAACCTAAGTTTCCAAGCTTAATAAATGCCGCAGTTACTTCTGCGACCGCGAAAGGCGTTGTTGATGCAAAGGCTTTAATTCCTTCAAATGCTGTAGTAGCATCTTCTGCTGAACCCGTTGTTGTGATTAATGAAGTTCTTAATGATTCAAATTCACGGTTAACGTCAACAATATTTTTTATTAGTAAACCAACATTTACAGCGGCGAAAGCTACGCCGAAAGCTTTGCCGAGTGACATGGCTCTTTTTTCTGTTTTCTCGCCCTGGTCGCTTAAGCCCTTTAACTGTTTCTTGGTTTTGTCAATACCCTCAGATTTGATTTTAATGCCAAGTGTAGTCACGTCAGTCATAAATTCACCTTTTGGCTTATTCTTGTGCCAAGTCTTTGAGAGTTTTTGTCAAAATAAGGCCTCGGAACGTCCTTACCGTTAAAATCGGTTTTTGCGTTACTGAATGATATGCTGAACGCCATCATTGCCTCTGCTTCAAAAGGATGAAGATTGCGGGATGTCAATTTAGCCCATGCCGCAATCTCTGCCCAATCTGTTCTTAATCCAGATTCGTTAGCCATTTCAGCAATATAGCCACAACCTGCGATACTAGGATAGTCAATATCGTGAATATCCCGTCTTAACTCGCCCGCCTTATCTACACTGCTTGCCCACGCTAACTGTCTGGAATATAACCTTAATGAAGCTAGCGTTTTGGAAAAAAATTCTTAATATCCCCAATACATCTGTCTACCTGAGTTCTTATTGCTGGAATAGATTTGTAAACGTCTACTGCATTTTCATAAGTAAACAACAGGGCTTTTCCATCACGTTCAAGCCCCGCCCAATCCACAGTTAAATCAGCAAGAAAGTTCTCATAGTTTTCGGTCGCAGATGCTTTTCTCGCCGCTGTTCTGTATTGCTCAGAATAGACCCCGCATACCGTAATGACAATATCTGTATCATTGCCAGTAACAGGGTCTTTAATGACGCACTCAGCCGTTTCCGTTGTCGTTAATAATGATAAATCCATTATGGGGCGGCAACTTCAATGACGCCTTGACGGTCAATACGAATGTTAGCTGTAACCATGCGCATCGTGTCAGTGTCACCACCGATAGTAACAAAGCTAAACACTAAGCCAACAAAGTAATCAATTTCACCGTTGTTATATTCAACTTTAAATGACTGCTCAACATCAGAAGTTGATGCCGCTTTAATTAAGATTTGACCAGCATCAGAACGGTCAACGCCAATTTCAAAAGGTGTTTCTGGTTCGTCATAAGAACCTTTGCGATGCAATGTGCCGCGCTCACCCAATGAAGTGTAGGAAACGTCAGCATAAGTACGCCCTCTATCGCCAACACTTACGACCTCTCCTACTTCTGTGAATGTTAATGCTGAAAAGCCTGTATCGTCGTATGTTGCTGGGCTTGACGCGCTGATGCTGATAACTGAACCAGCAAATGTAATTGGAGTTGCCATATAAGACCTCTAAATGATTGATTGATAGTCGATAAATAAAGATGTCATATACCATGCCCCGTCACGCGAGCTAACACCTGTTGATTTCTTGATTATTCTAACATTAACGCCAGAATAAGTTAACACTAAACCCCTTTCAAAATAGCTACTTATATCGTCAATAGTTAGTAATGAGACGGATTTGCTTTGATTAATGCCTGTAAAAACATCAATTTGATACACACCTTCATGTATTTCTATATCGTTATTGCGCAAGCCGACAACATCGGAAAGTGCTGGCAATACAGTCGGTCTTACCCAGTTAGTGCCAATTTTAGGCTCATATTGAATATTTTCGTAAGCAATATCAATCGGATTAGCCAAGCCATAAGCCTCAAGCTTTTGATTTAGCGCGACTGAAATACTGTTAAATATACTCATGTTCTAGCCTCTTTTTTTGCCGCCGCGTTAACAGCACGATTCCATCTTTTAACTGTTAATTTTACGATGCCTCTTGGCGCTTGGGTGGAAGAACCGTTTTCAAGCGCAATCGCATAAGGAAGGTTATTCACAATCCAAACCGTATCATTAAAATCAATTCGTGGAATGACTGACATAGCCATTGCTTTTGATAGAGCACCATTTGCATCAGGCTTATCATTAAAGCCGCTTGAGGGCGTTCCCATGCTTGTTTGCCAGTTATTACGAAACCTGCCGCCAATGTAATCCGTTGTTCTTGGTGGTTTAGCCCATAAACTAGCATTCCCAACGGGGGAAGCACTTATTAGTTCAGAAAAGATTTCAAGCGTTGCATCCTGAAGGACTTTCGTAACCTTTTTTTCCGATTTCTTTGCAAATTTATCAATATCTGACTTGAATTTCATACATCACCACAATTCCAGCAGGAGATAAAGGAAAGACGGCTAACACGTTATAATCACCGTCTGCCGTAGACACTAAGTCGTTAACCTTTGGCTCAGTTGTTGATTCTATTAATATTCGTTTATCCTCCGTCAATATGCTTACACCATTAATTAATGCTTTGTTATAGCCAAAAACAGCGCCTTTAGCTGTAAAAACTGTATCAGCAGCAGGCGTACCTGCTCCAGTAATAGGATCAACAGTACCAACATTTGGCCGCGTTACCGTTACTGTCTGGCCATAAGTAGTTAATAGTCTTTTAGCCGTTGCCGCTAGACTTGCATAAAACTCAGCCACGTTGCACGCTCACATTAAAGCCGCCGCCGCTTTTAGTTAATTTATACAATGCCGCTGATATAGTTCTGGCTGTTGCCGCCTGTACTGTGCTATCTTTGTACTCAACCTCTATCTCGCCTACTTTTTCGCGCTTAGTTTCGCGTGTAATAATACTTAATGGATCTGCATCATCACCAATAGCAATCGCAACGGCAAACTGAGCATCTTTTAACATTTGGGGGATAGTATCTATATCATAAGCATAGCCGTCTATATACACGTTTAATCTAGGCCATTGTAAGGCCTGATCTCTACTATATCGATCACCTATAAAATTCGTGCTTTCTAAATAATCCATCGCTTTATGAAGTAGAACTTCACCATCGCCAGTAATCGTAATTCCACGCTCCGCTGCATAAGCATCCAACTCAGCCGCCGTGACGTATGAATTAGCCCCCGAAACAACGCTACCATCTTCAACAATTATAGCCATAATTAAACCTCAATATTCTTTGTGTCTGCATTAATGATTCTAGTACCGCTTATTATACCTTGATTAACTTGAGTTATTGTTTTAGCAGGAGAATCCACCGCCCTTTGCTGAACATCTATAATTCTGAACGATGAAGAATCAACCGAGCTTAAAACCGGATTTGATACCTCACTTATCGATGATA